TTCAAGTATTTTTCAACGATTTTTGAAATACTTGGCCCATGATTAGAGATAACCTCATAGCGGCGACCTTCTTTAATTCCAATCCAGAGTGCTCTTGGCTCTCCTAAATTATATTCGTTAGAAATATAAAAGATTTTTGCTTCTGGGCTAGCCTTTAGCCAAGCATAGTCAACATAAGAGTAGTGACTTGCATGATTGAAGATGATTCGATCATAGCCACTTTTAATGCTGTCATTAACTGTTGGGTAGCTCCAGATGAGGTCTGCCTCATGACCACTTTGAATCAAAAAGTCTTTGATCTTTTTGGCATTTAACCAGTGCAAGTTTTGAGGTTCTTTTATTGAACCCTTGTGAGAATCAATGATTAAGTATTTCATTGAGGAAAGAATTCAATTGCTAAACGGCCCAAAGAATCTTCGATGTGAGCATAGCCTTCGATGATAAAGCGATCTTCAATCAAGAGCGTCTTGTAAATTTCAAATGGAAATTCTCCACGATCAGGAACTTTAACATAATGTAGGGTGTTTCCATCAAAAGAGATGCTGCAATTTTCGAATTCTTTTTCCATCCAATCCAAGTGGGATTTGTTGTTTGCCCCAATGATTTTAATTTTTCCAGTCATTTATTATTTTAATATAGATATTTGAAAGTGTCAACGTCTTTTTCAAAAATTTTTTCAATTATCTTTTTGGTTTTAGAATTATAGTAAGAGCGAAAGTCTTGTCTATTGCTTGAAGAATTAACATGCAAAAGTTTACTAGAAATATGTTTTATATCATGAGATAAAATCATATCTTCAAAGTCTCGCTGTAAATTTTCAAATCTAAGAATGAAATTAGGTTTAAAATCTCCTACAAACCATTCAGTTTGTGGCTGAATAAACATAAAATGTTTTTCCCCACGATTGAAAAGCTCTTCCAGTAGAAGGCACAAGCCTTCAAATGAATCTGTTTCAAAATTATGAACGCCAAATGCTGATTTAATTCTGTCAATGTTTGATTGATCAAGAGATTGTATGCCATGATACAAAGAAACTGTGCGATCCCAAGGATTTCTAACTGAACCAAAAGACAAATACTCTTTTATTCCTGAGCCTAGGATTCCAAAAATTTCATAACATTTTGCGTGAGATGTTTTAAAAAAACTTTGATAGGTCTTTTTTTTACCTAAGACACTTTCAATCATTTTTTCATACTTTTTATGTAAATTAAAATCTCCACAATGATCCCAAAGAGATGTACTTCCGCATCGTGGAACACAAATTGGAATCACGTTCCAAATCCATTTACGAGAACATGATGAAAGCTCTAGCATTTTGGCCAAACTTTAAATTTTAAATTATCAAAAATATCAGAGAACTTGATGATTGAAATCTCGTCTTTGCGACCCTTGCGCTGATATATCTTGTAGAGAGCGTTTTTTGACGCATCTACACGGCTATCTTGGTCAACTAACTTGAGGCAAAGTTTCCATAGGGCAGAGCGATTAACCATGATAAAATCATTCTCTCTTTCAAAAGCAATGAATTCTGCGGCTCCAATTAACCATCCAGCATTACCTGCAACATTCAAAAACTCAACCCAAATCAAATCATCGCTTGTCTCAGAATCGCTTCTTTTGATTTTTTTTCTTGCTTTGATGTCTATTGAGTAAATTGGATAGCCCTCTTTTGAGAGGAAGACATCAATATGAGAGAGTTGTTGCTTGCGATCCGCTTGTACAGCTTTCCAGCCTTGTTTTTCCGCAATTGAAATAAACAAACTTTCTGCGTCATGTCCTTTTTCGGAACACTCTCCTGTTCTGTCAAAACGATTACGGTATCTCATAATATGCGAAATCTTCTAAAAATTTAAAATTAAAAACTTTTTTAGAAATTGCAATGAATTTTTCTTTTTTATATTTTCTTCGCACATTTCCAGCTATGTATTCTACATCATATTTGCTCTTAATCAAGTTGAAAATTGCCAAAGCAGCTTTGGATGTTAAATTTCGATCAAAGTTTCTTGATGCTGCAAAAACAAATTCGCAAGTTTTTGAAGGATTTATTATTTCAATAACGTCGTTTGGCATTTCAAGAGTTTTTTTGTCAAGATCGAAGCAAATAAATCCCAACAAAGAATCATTAACAGACGCAAAAAATATTTTAGTTTTTTCTGTCAAGTATTTAAAATGCTGTTCGTATTTACTTGTTCGAGATGACAAAGTGCGACTTTTAAAGTCCAAGGGTTGAGAACGATCAAAAAACTCGTAGTAAAGCAGTTTAAGCTGTCGGCTTTGTTCCTCATCTCCAAAAAATTCGTGTAATTTATAGTTTAAATAGTTATTATTTGTAGTCATGCCCATCAACAATAAAGTTTCTAAAGACCTTCTTGATTTAGAACCAACAGCCGTATTAGAGTTTTATAAAATCTATTATGATACGGTTAATGAGCCTGACTCTTTCTTTCCATTCCATCCTTGCTCTAATGGTTTAGAAGGAAAAATTATTTTTAACAATATTGCTTATGTGCCTTTGGCTGTTGAAGTTGAGGATTTTGAATCAAATATTTTCAATAGGATTAATCGCCCAAAAATTAGAATCAGTAATGAGCAATTGATGATTAGCCAAATCTTGCGTCGAAAAAATGATTTTAAATTTGCCAAGCTGGAAAGAACTAAGATTTTTGTCAAGTATATTGATGACGTAAATTTTGAAGGAGGAGTGAATCCTTATGGAGTTGCAGACCCAAATTCAGAAATTTCTCGCGACTCTTATGTAATTTCTCAAAAAACTCAGGAAAATAAATCTCTTGTAGAGTTTGAATTGACTGCTCCATTTGACTTGGAAAACTTTTCCATTCCTGGGAGACTAGTGATGGGAAGATATTGCTATTGGCAGTATCGCGGTTTGGGATGTCATTATTTTGGCGCTCCAGTTTGCCAAGAAGATGATTCTTCATTCACCCATGTTCCAACAGGCTCTTTTAACTTTCAGAGCACAAACAATGAATGGCGCTATGGCATCACTTATAATGCGGGAACTATTGCGTATGTTTCAACGCCAAAAGACCCTTTTAGAACTTGGTATGTTTGCACGGAGAAGCATCTTTCTTCTGAAAATAACATGCCTGGATTAGATAATGTGCCTTGGGAAAAGGACGGATGTTCCAAGTCTATTGGCTCATGCAAAAAAAGATTTTATAATCAATCAATTTTCTATAATGGAATGTCTGGTTCTTCTATCGTAGCTGGTTCAGTTTACAATCCTGTTCCCAGCGCACAAACAGCCAATTTAACAACATTTTATTTACCTTTTGGAGGCTTCCCAGCCACGGATAACTATCAGTATGGACAATCCTATCTTAAAAAATAAAAGTTTTAAAAAGCTTCTTGAATCTATTCGCGAGCATTGTGATAGATATTTTTCTATAGAGTGTTGCGGCTTTATTGGTAAAAAAGATAAAGACTATGTTGTTCAATTTGTCAGCAATCGTTCTCCAAATCCAAAAGACTTTTTTTGCGTTGATCCTCTTGATTATTTAAAATTCAAAAATGAATATGAGTTTATTGCATTACTTCACTCTCATATTGTTGGTGACGAATCATTTTCAACAATGGACGTTGCTAACGCCGAAGCTACATGTCTTCCGTCTATTGTTTACTCTTTAAACGCAAAGAAATTTGCTATTTATGAGCCAAATAATCACGAAGTAGATGTAAATACCCTAAAGAAGGTAAAAGGTTATTTATGACAGAAATTCATTTACATGGTATTTTAGGGCAAAAATATGGAAAATTGCATAAATTTTCTGTTAAAGAACCTAAAGATGTCGTTCGCGCATTAGAAGCTAATTACGAAGATTTTACTAAAGACCTTAAAGACCTTTTAAAGAAAAATATTATTTATACAATTGTTGCTGACGATCAGTGGATTCAAGGATCATTATTTAATAATAACAAAATTAAAAAAATAGATTTTATTCCTACGATATTAGGCTCAGGGCCAATTACGCTTTTTGTAATTTCGATTATTGTGGCTGTTGCATCAGCAATTTACTCTTATGTTCAAGCTGGAAAACAGCAATATCCTCAAATTCCTGGAGCAGAAGGCGTTTCTTCATCCGCTAATTCTCGTTCTTTATCTTTCTCCAGCAGAGAAAATATCACAGAACAAGGCAATCCAGTGCCTCTTGTTTATGGCCGCATGAAGATTGGCTCTGCCGTAATTCAAAGCTCAATCAAGTCTTTCCCGTTAACTTTAACTCTTACAGACGAGTTTTTAAATTCAACTTCAAAAAAATCCGCCAACCAAGTAGCCATTATTGACTCTTCTGATTCAATCTTGAGTGATCCAAAATATTAAAATGAATCATTTTTCTAAAAAATACATCAAAGGAATTTTTGGTGCTGGCGGCGGTGGTGGTGATTCTCCTGCGCCTCCACCTCCACCAACTTTTAGACCGCCAAAGCTGGGCGATTTGCAAGCTATTTCGTCCTATGATTATGTTGAAAATATTGATCTCATTTCTGATGGAGAAATTGATGGTTTAGTCGGACAAAATGGCGAATACATTGATAACGTTCGTTTATTTGAAGGAATTTATTTAGACGATGTTGTTGTCAGACAGTCTGTTGGCAGCGAGTCGTCAACTGTTATTGCTAGTTATGATTTGAGCTTTATTGGCGATGCTTTTCGAAATAAGTTTTATTCAAATTCTAATTTCATTGAAATACCAGCTTCTAAGCTTGGTGATTTGCGAGGAGCAAATTCAAGTGGAAGCGTTTCTTTTTCTGTTTTAAAAACAAAAGATGAAATACGCGATTCGATTTTCCAATCAGTTCGGAATATTGAAAATGCTTATCGTGACATGAAATTTTTGGACCCAAACGGTTCTGTAATGAAGCAGTTGAGATTTTTAAGGGCACAATTTAATTTTTCTTCCCTACAAGAGGTTTTAACTTATCTTTTACCAGACTTTCCAGAGTATTCCTCAAGCGACTATCCATTTTTAGCGCTCAAAATAAGTTTAAATGCAGACCTACTTTCTTATACTCACTCTATAGATGACTTGATTGTTTTAAATAATGATATTCATAATCAAATTTATTATGATTTGGAAGCTACAGAATTGCAAAATAAAAAAATTCTTTCTCAAAAAAAGAAAATAAATATAACATTTTTTCAAGAAGTGGCTGATAATAAAGTTTTTGCAAAGGGAGATTTTTATGTTTTCTTTTATCAAAGAGATGGTTTTGTATTAAAGAATGGAGTTGATGCTGTTATTTCTCACATTAATTCAATTAATGTTTTAAACACAACTGCAAAATTCAACTACGCAAATGCTACATTTGAATTGAGAGATGGCACTGATCTTCAAAAACCATTAAGTTTATTTAATAAAACTTATTTAGATGCTCCATTTAATTCAAAATTAAGAGGACCATTCGTTCAAGGAAAACCAATTTTGTCTCTTCTAAACAAAGACTATACTTTGGTAGAGTCCAGATACAATCAATCTTCAACCGCTGCTCAAAGTGGTTTGATTTCTGATTCTGAATATGGTAAGTCTGGTTCTATTCTTATAAGCGCTCAAGAACTTAATCAATACAAAAGTATTCATACAGGTTTGTTTGTAAGTGAACCTTCTTTTTTAAGCATTGTAGATACTATTGTAAGCAAAAGAGATGCAACCGTTGGCAATGCAACTATTTCATTTCATACAATTCAAGCAATAGGAAATACTATTGAATTCTCAGCAGCTTATCATTATACATACCGAAGTTTGTATCAATTTTGGGGGATGAGAGCGGTTTCAAACACTGCATATATCACAATAACTTTTGATAAAGTTACTAAATGTTTTAGAAAAAACATTTCCATTCAATCTGCAACACCAGCGCAGTTTACTATCTTGCCAACAGATACGGTCGCTATTAATGATCCAATACAAAACTTTTCATTAGCTAATGGTTTAGTATTGTCTCCTGGGAATTCGGCTCCATCAATAGGATGGCCATCAATGTTTCAATTGCTTTGTAGGTGTTTATTAGAAGCGTCTTACGGCAATGAAGGAAGTGATGATAACAGGTTAGCAAATGGCGCATTAGAGAGTTATAGTAATTGGAACAAAAATTATGTAAAATACTTATCAGAACCAGCTTCAAGAATCACTCATATCGTTCTCAACCCAAACGTTGATGCAGTTTTTGCTTCTTTACAAGTCACATCTATGACTGATACAGCACAGCAAAACATGACGTTGTTAAAAGCAGACGGGGTGCATCAAAGCGTTGACGCTGGAACCTCGATCCCTTCAATCATAGAATTTAAGATTGAAACTGGTTATCAAAGTTTAAATGGAGACGAGGAAATATTTGTTTCTCGACTCTATCAAGTTAGAGGATTAGTTAATTCACCAGCATCAATTGATATTGGCCGCGAAGAAAATTCAGTAGCAATTCGCGAATATAGTAGATTTATTCTTGGAACAGAAAATATATCTCGACCAATTTCATTACCACCTTATGAACCTAATAAAAATAGGTTTGTAAGAGTTTATAGAGTAACTGCCGAATCCTACTCTTCTCTTGTCAGGCGCGAAATTTATCTGAGTAAAATTACAGAAATTATTAATGTTCCGTTTTCTTATCCATATTCAACCATTTGTGGATTAAAACTAGACGCTAGAACATTCAGTGCAATTCCGTCTCGCAGTTATGATGCGCGATTTAAAAAAGTTTTTGTACCAAGTAATTATTTTCCATTAAAACCAAGTGGTCAAGATAAAAGATACATTGCTGGCAAAAATTTAGCCTCTTTCAATCAACTGTCGAACTCAAGCGATGAAAAAATAATTTACAAAGGCAATTGGGATGGAACATTTAAATTAGCTTGGACAGATAATCCTGTTTGGGTCTTATTTGATATTTTAATCAATCGCAGATATGGATTGGGTAATTTCGTTTCTCCGTCTGAGGTTAACTATTGGGAGCTTTACAAGATTGGGCGTTACTGCGATGCTGTTGACTCAAACGGCGTGTTTGCTGGAGTTTCTTCCGCAGATGGAGGCTTGGAGCCTAGATACGCTTTTAATGGGGTGATTGCTGATAAATCAAATGTATTTGATTCACTTAAATCTCTGATTGCTTGTTTCAGAGGAAATATGTTCTACACAAACTCTGAAATTAACTTTACGAACGATAGATTAAAGCCAATCATGGCTTTTTTCAACAATGCAAATGTGAAAGATAGCATGTTTAACTACTCTAATGAGCGTAGAGATTCACAATACAATGTGATTGAAGTTAGTTATTTGGATCGCGACGACTTATTCAAGCAGAAAATAGAATATGTTGAAGACACTGATGACATCAAATCTCGCGGTATTTTAAGAACAACTGCTCAAACTTTTGGCATTACCAGTAGAGCGCATGCTAAGAGACTTGGTGAACATATCATTTATTCAACAATCAATGAAGACGAAAATGTGGCCTTTGTTGGCGGATTAGAAACATTGCTCTGCCGCCCAGGAGATTTAGTTGCTATTAATGACGAAGTAAAAACACTTAAGAGACATGTTGGCCGAGTTTTAAATGTTGATCCAGTTACTAATTCTATTTATACTAATATTTCTCTTAAGGCATCTGATTTTAGCTCTTCTGGGCTAACGGGAGAGATTTCAGTTTTGATTCCAACGGGAAAACTTCAGTCGGAAGACTTTTATAACTTGGCAAAATCGCCTAGTAAATTAAACATTTCTGAAATTTATCAAACAGATTTGCCAATGAGAGTAACCTTCCAAAGCACAGGAAGACAGGTTTCTCCATCGCTTAGTTACGGTTCTAACTTCTTTATTGATACTGGATGTTCTGGTTACCCACTATTTCAGGATATTCGGGTTGGCTCACCATGTTCAATCACAGTTGCCAATACAAAACAGCAAATTTACAAAATTCAATCCATCAAAGAATTAAACTTAAACGAGTACGAAGTTATTGCTTCAAAATTTGACACTGGAAAATTTAGCGAGATTGAAAAAGGCGAAACAGGATTAATGCAAGATTTCTTTACTGCTTTCCCACCTGCGAGAAACACTAATGTCAGCGAAGGAAACTCAGTTTCACTAGAAAATAAATTCCAATACGAACTCAAATTCCCAAGAATTTTAGCATTTGCAACTGGAAATTTGAACTTGCAATTTGATAAGATTGATTTATCTGGACAATGGACGGGTGTTGCGAATGCAGACTCCTACAATGTTGAATTGATTACTCCAAAATATAGAAGCATCAAACAAATTGTAACTGGTACATCTGCAATTTTTGAAGATCAAACTGAGGTTGGTCGATTCACTTTAAAAGTTACAGCGCGAAATACTGGTTCTTATCCAAACCCAATATCTGCCACTTCTTCTTCAACAACAAATGTGCTTTCTTACACTGCCCCTGTGAGAAACAATGGAATTATTCAGGGGTTTGTAATAAGTAGATAATATGCCTACACCGACGCCTACACCGACGCCTACGCCGACGCCGACGCCTTCGCCGACGCCTACACCGACGCCTTCGCCGACGCCTTCGCCGACGCCTTCGCCGACGCCTTCGCCGACGCCTTCGCCGACGCCTTCGCCGACGCCTTCGCCGACGCCTTCGC